GCTAGCTCCTTCAACAATGTTTTTAGCAAAGCTACAACAAACTTGAATGATTTAAAAAAACGCTCACGTGAAGCACAGCGTGAGATGGCTCGCCTCGGTCGTGAGTTTCGTAATGGCAAGATTCATCAGTCACAATATGCGGAAGGTACCGCAAAACTAGCACGTGAATTAAAACAACTAGAAGGTAGCCAACGCCGTCTTAATGCGCTGAAAGCTACCTTTGATAGTGGTATGAATAAAGCGAAACGTGCTGCAGGTGTGGCAGTGGGTGGTACTGCAGTTGCAGCGACAACAGTGGCTTTGTCTTCATTAAATAAAGCAGCGGATTTTGAAGCACAGATGGCCAAAGTATCAGCAGTGTCTAGTGCAACCGCAACTGATTTTGCAAGACTGAATGCAGAAGCACAAAAGCTTGGGAAGTCAACGGTATTTTCTCCTACAGAAGCCGCTCAAGGAATGGAATACCTTGCACTGGCAGGCTGGAAAACAGATGAAATTATATCAGCGATGCCCGGTATGCTAAATCTTGCTGCAGCTGGGGCCCTTGATTTAGGAAGAGCTGCAGATATTACATCCGATACAATGCAAGCTTTTGGACTAAGCGCAGATAAAGCAGGACATGCTGCGGACGTCTTTGCTTACGCCCAAGCGAATGCTAACACAAACGTGGAGATGCTTGGTGAAGGGATGAAATATCTAGCACCAGTAGCCAACACTTTTAAATGGTCATTAGAAGGCACTACAGCTGGGATGATGGCACTTGCTAACCAAGGTCTGAAAGGTTCCATTGCTGGTCAAGCATTTGCTTCATCTTTAAGTAGGTTATCGAAGGATAACGCAAGTGTGCAAAAAGTTATGAAAAAAACCAATATAGCTTTCTTTGACGCGCAGGGAACCCTTAAGCCACTTCCGAAACTAATTAAGGAAATTGAAAAGGGTACGGCTGGTATGACCGATAAACAGAAATCAGCCACTCTCACTACGCTGTTCGGAACAGAAGCTGTTAAGCATTGGTCTATTCTCCTTTCGACTGGTTCGGATGAACTTGAGCGAATGACGGCTGCTTTAGAGAAGTCAGAGGGAACCGCTGCAAAAATGTCTGCAACAATGGTCGATAATTATGCAGGGTCTCTTATGCTTTTGCATAGTAATATCGAGGCTGCTCAAATCAAGTTTATGGAACCTGTTTTACCAGTCTTCCAAAAGTTTTTTGGTGGTATAGCAGGAAATATAGATAATAACATGAGCAAAATTGAAAAAGCCGGAGAAGTGACTGCAAAAATCCTTGAGGATATTACTGCCCCATTTAGCACAACAAAACCTATCAAACCAAAAATCGAACCGAACATGGATCCAGCTGATGCCCAGAAGATAATCAATCAATACAATCGAGAATTAGAAAAATATGAACTGTTTAGTAACATGGACTTTGGCGATAAAGTCATTTATGTGTTGGATACGGCTACTGCTAAAGCGGAAGAGTGGCTAGGTGGAAGCGGTGGACAAGCAATGGAAAGAATCTTCTCTAAACTTGGAGAAATAGCTGTTAAAGCATTTTTAGGAGCATTTACAGGTTCTTTAAAAGCAGCCGGCAGTAATGCATTAAATGGCAATTTCGCAGGCGCACTTGGCATGGGTGCTGCAACTTGGATGCTTGGTGGTGGAGCACTTGTAAAAGGTGCTATCGGTGCAGGTCGATGGGCATTGGAGAAACGAGGCGGGAAAGGAGCAAGGAAAGATTCCGCATCTTCTCAAGATACTGCAAGTGTTGAAACAGCATCAACAAAAGCAAAAGGAAAAAAATCAAAGTCAAAAAGAACCAAGGGAGCAGCGCAAGCAGCCACTGCAACTTTATGTGAAGTTACAACAGCGCCAACAAGCTCAAAAGAAAAGAAATCGAAAACTAAAGGAACGAACAAAGGTGCAGCGAAAGTAGCACCTAAAGGTAGTCAACCATCTACTTTATCTCAAATCCTTAACACAGGTAAAAATGTCGTGAAAGGTGGAGGAAAGGCGCTAACAACTGCTGCTAAAGGGATTGGTAAAGGCTTTGCACCAGTAGGTTTAGCAATGGGCGTTCATGAAATTTTTAAATCGAAAGATAAAGTAAAAGCCACTGCAGAAACAACGGGTGGATTTGCAGGTGGTCTTGGTGGTGCAAAACTAGGAGCTGCCATTGGAACAGCTATTGCACCAGGGATCGGTACAACTATTGGTCTTCTGTTAGGGGGAGCTGCTGGCTATATTGGAGGAAAATGGGCAGGTGGTAAAGCTGTAGAGACAGCACGTGGAGGACAACGAGCTGCAAGTCAAGCACCATCTGATAAAGGACGTACCGAGGCAACCAAATCAGTAGATACTACAAAATTAAATGCAGCTGCGACACAACTTGTGACTAATTTTGATACGACAAATACAGCATTCACAAAACTAGAAACAAGCATTAGTACGACTGCAGCCAATATGGACAATTTAACGAAATATACAGGACAAGTCAGCACGGATTTTGTTACGTCTTTTGCTTCATTAAAAGCAACAACCGATTTATCCAATACAAATATGTCAACGTTAGCATCAACCATCGGACAAGCATCGGGGTGGGTTTCATCCATCCAAGGTATCCAACCTGCTGTTCACCATGTGATTGTTGCATTAAATCGCCTTCGCACACGTATCGACAATATGCAGATTCAAGGTGCTGGCGGCGCTACATCAAGGAGGACGCAATATGAATAGCTATACAACCATTCAGGGAGATACGTGGGATTTAATTGCCTATCGGTTATGGGGGAGCGAGTATTTGCTCCCTCTTTTACTTGAAGCAAATCCAAAGCATCGTGACACAATTATTTTTACGGGTGATGTTGTTTTAAACGTTCCAATCATCGATACAGCGATTTATTCACAACGTCCTGCGTGGCTCGGGGAGCACGATGATGTATGACGATGGCAAGACGAACAGAGTTAAATGTAACCTACAATAATACGCGTTTGACCGATGAATTAGGCGACGATTTATTAGAATGGACGTATACCGACAATTTAAGTGGAGAAATCGATGATTTACAGCTAGTTTTACAAGATGCGGATGTGCATTGGTTAAATGACTGGTTCCCATCGAAAGGTTCCCTAATAGAAGCTGAAATTGCAAAAACTCATTGGGCAGATCGCGTTGTAAAAACGAAGCTAGGAAAGTTTGAAGTAGATGAACTTATTGGAGATGGACCACCAACAAACATGACGATTAAAGCGTTAGCTGTTCCTGAATCCAATTCCATTCGAGGTGAATACAAATCGAAGGCATGGGAAAACGCGACGCTAAGACAAGTAGTACAAGATATTGCGAAAGCGAATCGTATAAAGCTTTTTTGGGAAACAACTGAAAATCCTAAAAAAGATCGCTATGAGCAAGAATCTGAAACAGATTTAGCTTTTTTGCATCGATTATGTAAAGACGAAGGGTTATGTCTTAAATTATCCAATAGCACCATTGTCGTTTTAGATGAGGCGGACTATGAGGCGAAACCTGTAGTTGATACAATACTGCGCGTGAGTAAAGAAACGTCTAACATTCAAGTACTTCAATGGCGATTCAATACAACACTTACGGGGACGTATAAAGCTTGTCGGGTACAGTCACATGATGCGGGAAAAAAGAAGACGATTAAGGCAACATTCACGCCTCCAAAGGCGCCAAAAGTCGGCCGTACATTAGTTGTGAAGGAAGAGGTTAAATCGGTGTCAGAAGCTCAAAAACAGGCGAAAAAACGATTGAGAGAGGCGAATAAAGAAGCTACAACGATTCAGTTAGTTGTTATCAGTGAAATGCATATCGATGCGGGCATGACGTTTGATGTAATTGGTTTTGGCCGTTTGAACGGAAAGTATATCGTAACGAGGGTACAACATCACAAAAGCAAAATAACGCTCGATTTACGTAAATGTTTGGAGGGGTACTGATGCGTGTGCAGGTTGGTGAAGTCACAACCATTGATCCAACAAAGGGAACAGCGCGGGTCAAAATTGAAGAGCAAGACAACAAAATATCAGCTCCTTTGCGTGTGTTATATCGCGGGACTTTAAAAACTAAGGATTTCTGGATGCCGAAGATTG